TTTACTCCTTAGACAATCTCTACGCCACTGATGTGGAAGTTAACTGATGTTGCTGATGCAAGACCTGAAATGGTCTGAGTAGTTGCTAGTACCTGCTTGATATCAAACATTGCTGTTGAGTTTGCAGCAATTGCTGTTGTTGTAAACAATGCTGAACCATTCAGACTTAGTGTAAAAGTCTGCGCTGAGCCAGATGTGTTAGTCACAATGATGTTTGAGACAACAGCAGTTGTTGAAGATGGTACTGTGTAGAGTGTTGCAGAGGTCAGCGATGCTGCACCTCGGAACATTTGCTTAGTTGTTGTAGCCATTAGTTACTACCTTTCGTTTAGAGTGCGCCCATAAGAATGAGCGTTAGTTCGTCTTGGACACTGCCAGCACCGTTGAGTACGATGTCTGTCATACCTGAAATAGTTGTTACTGTTGCACCTGATGCAATAGATGTTGAACCTAGTGTTGGTGCTGAGTAACCAGATACTGTTGACCACTTAAGTCCAGTAGCAGTGCTTGAGTCAGCCTGTAGGTACTGTCCATCTGTTCCTACGGTAATTTTGCCTGGAGTATCTGCGCTAGTAGCAACCAGTAGGTCGCCCTTTGCGTCAAACAGTGAACGAGCAATTGAGTCTGCTAGTTCAAAGGCTGTAAATGTAATTACTTCTAGAATATCTCCAGCAGTTAATGCTGCAAGAGATGTAATGCTTGAGCCATTACTTGCTGTGTAGTCAGATGTACGAGCAAGCAGCACACCGTTAAGGTATACCTGTTCCTTACCTGGGATATAAGCAAGTGTTAATCCGTTATCATCTGGACCAGACTCTGATGTTTCTCCGCCTGCTGCTGTAAAGCGGAAACGGTAAATATCTGCAGTAGATGAGATTGAACCCCAAGCAGAACCTGTCCAAGCAAACATCTGATTGGTTGTTGAGTTCCAATAGATAGCACCAGTAATAAGTGCATTGCCATCGTTGTCTACAGATGGAGCAGATGACTTAGCACCTAAGTAACGGTCATCAAATGAATCGTATGCTGCTTCGGCAGCGGTTGCACTTGCTGCAGCAGCGGTAGCAGAACCAGCAACTGTGTCTACATATACCTTAGTAGCGGCATCGTTGTTAGATGTTGGTGCGCCTAGGTTAGTAACCTTGTGAGTGTTTGCATCTAGGTTGCCAAGCAACTGACCAGTTGTGCGGTTGACGTATGAACCTGAAAGACTTACTGCACCAGTGCTTCCATCCACAGATAAAACGGCATCAGGTGGAGTAAGGAGTTCTTTCCAGTTTGCTAAAGTAGATGCTGGAGTTGCTGACAAAATAAAAGACTTGCTTACATCTGTACGAATAGCAATCTCACCAATGTCAGATGGCAAAGCAAGCATTTCTGCTTGAGATGTTACTACATACACAGAGGCAACAGCAATAGAAGGAAGTTCAGATGTTGGAATCTTACCAGTACCATCAAGGGAAGCAATACCGTTGTTTACACCTTTTTGGCTATTAAGATAACCAAGACTTACTGCATCTCCATTGTCTACAGCATTTGCTAGGTTTGTAATTTTTTGGCTGTTAAGAGATACGCCAGAAGTAGGTGCTGCCATCTGGTCTAAACGAGATGTGCGAACCTGTGTATCAAAGTCTGAAACTGTAGAGGCCAACTGAGTGCCAGTGTGGTTAGCACGAGCCAGTGGGTCTACTGCCAACTTGCTAAGTGCAATCGCAGCAGATGAGTTAATGTCAGTATTAACAATAGTTCCATCTACCAAGTCAGCAGAGGTAATAGTACCGCCAAGAGATAACTTGCTGTAAGCAATACCAGCAGCAGAGTTAATATCTGCGTTAACAATTGTATCATTTAGAATCTTGGCAGATGTTACTGCACCGTCTGCTAGATTAGCAGCAACGATAGTGCCATCGGCAATTTTAGCCGAAGTAATAGCACTATCAGCAATATCTCCAGTAGCAATAGTCCCATCAAGAATCTTGGCTGAGGTGATGGCCCCATCTGCAATATCGCCAGCAACAATTGTTCCGTCTGCTATTTTAGCACTGGTAACTGCTGAGTCTGCAATCTTGGCTGTAGTTACAGCATTTGAAACAATTTTACCTTCTGTAATTGATAGGTCATCAATCTTAGTTGTGCCTACAGCACCAGTTGCAATCTTACCGCTTGTAATAGCAGAGTCTGCAATATCACCTGTAGCAATTGTAAGGTCAGCAATCTTGGCTGATGTAATTGCACTATCGGCAATTTTTGCAGTTGTAACATTAGCGTCAGTAATTTTTGCAGTAGTTACAGCGTTTGATGCGAGCATTGCAGTTGATACATTACCTGTACCAGTTGACAAAGTTACATTGGCAAGAGTTAACCCGTGAGCAGTAGTTGTGTTTTCAATGTGGTTGTTAGCCTCGCGGAAGTCACGGCCAATAGCCATGTGACGTACCTTTGCGCCAGCAGAGTGGGCAATAGCATTAGTGCCATCTACTCCAGTACCACGAGTAATTGTTAGTGTATTGCTACCCGAAGCACTGGGAGGGATTACATCTACAATTTCTTCAAGGGCTGTATCTGGGTCAATAACTACTGTAAATGTTTCACCAGTAGCAAGTGTGATACCACCAAGAAGCGCTGTAGCAGAACCAACTACCATAGTACTTGCGTTAGAAGTTAATGCTGAGGTAAGAGTGGTTTCCTGGGAAACGGAGGAATATTTGCGGACTGTCATATTTTAGTACCTCGTGTAGTGGATTCGGGTTGGGTAAACGTCACGGAGTTTCTTGGTCTCTTCATTCAGGCGTTGCTGATAAAGAGCAAGAAGGAATCGGGCAGTAGATGCACCAGAGCCATATTGAATCTTGGTGTCTGCATTGTCTGCTTCTGCAGATGAGTAGTTAAGTCGACCTGGGTCAACAAAGGATGCTAGACGATATGCTGCACCGTAAACAATGACATCCTTGCAAGATGAAGGTAATCCTGTAACAGTCTCAAATACTGCATTAGATGCAGATGCTGTTAGGGTAGTTGGCTTCTTTGTATAATAAACTTGAACTGTACGACCTGACTCGATGCGGTCATAGATTGAAATACTCTGTGCTGTTGCAAATGATGTCGTATTTGCAAATGCGTCTGCACGATAGTTTCTTACAGGTAGCCACTCTTCTGTTGGTCCTGTTGGCTTGTACGATACATACAGAATTGTTTCTGTCTCAGCAGGAAGTGAGTATGTTGTCTTAACTGTATTGTAAGTAAAGGTGTGTACTCCAATAGCAAATAGATTAGGAAATACTGCATCAATTGTATCATTGATAGCCTTCTTAATAGTTGCTCGTGGGAAGGTAGGAGCGATTGTTACCTTAGTGTTTGCTGTGTGTGCTGCAGCGGTTGTACCGTGGTAGCCACGACCATAAGGAGCGATGTTACCAACTGATGAAATACGGTCATATGTATCTAGCCATATTAACTCGTCATCAATTTCAACAACACCTTTACCAATATTGGTCACACTACCAAGACTTAGCGATAGACCAGAAGAGGTCACATCAGCAGTCAAATGCGTAGTACGGTCTTGCCTTAATGTATAGCCTGACAGATTGAGAGTAATCTCATCTACCAAATTGGCATAGGTCGTTGTCATTAGATTCCTTTAGTTTGAATTACTTCTTTTTCTTTGCTGCTGCAACCGCTGCTGCGCGACGCTTGTTTTCTGCTGCTACCTGTGCTGCAGTCATACCATTGTTTGCTCTTAAACCTTGGCCTGATAAAATGCTAACTACTGCTTTAGCCGCTGGATTAGTTGCTGGCTTTCTATTAGGCATGTTAACTATCTTGCCTTTTGCTCCAGGCTTGTTAGGCATAGTTTCTGCCTTACCCCTTGCTCCTGGCTTGTTAGGCATATTGTATGCACCAAAACCAGTAGCAGATGGAACTCTTACAGAAGGCTTCTTATTTGTTGCTGCTGCACGAGCAGCATCTGCTGACTTGTAAACAACGCCTGATGCGGATGGCTTCTTTGGTGCTGGTGTGTTAGCAACAAATCTAGAACCAACATACTTTCCACCAGTAGCCTTTGGCTTCATAGCAGCGGCACGAGCAGCATCTGCTGACTTCGCTGCTGGCTTGCTAGAACCACCTGCTGCTGAAACACGACGTGCCCCGTACATACGAGTCAGTGCTTCTCTCATTTCTGGGCTAGCCTTTGAAGCACCCTTAAGTGCCTTAGTCATTCCCATTGCTTTAATTTTATCAATTGTCGCTTGCGACACTTTAACTTTTGCCATTACCATTTCACCTTATCTGCCCAATATGCGGCACTTAGTTTTCCTCTGGATATATTCTTTGCATGTCTTGCTTTGAAAGACTTACGCCGTGCTGCACTGGATGCAGATTCTCCTGCTCTTCTAGGTGAGCCAGAAACGCCTTGCTGTCCAAAGCGGATGGTTTTAACCTGGCTACCTACCTTAGCCACTACGACGTGTGACTTAGTAGGGTGGCTGGGAGTACGCTTAGGCTTGTTAAAGCCTGATACTCCAGCCCGTGTTAAACGTGAGTCTTTCATCTGTAACCCTTTGTTTTCTTTGCTATTGATTTAGGTTGCTTTACGAATTGCTTACCTTTTGCATTACCTCTAGCCTTGGCTCTATTAGTGGCAGCCTTTTCTGCTGGACTTAATGCACTCCAAGCAGCAGATGGTAAATATCTTTTCTTACCCTTAGAGGGCTTACCATCTGAGGTTTTCCACTTCTGTGCAGTCCACTTTTTAAGTGACCGCTGAGACTTAGCCAAAGTCATTATCTGTATCCTCCGCCAGCCTTCTTATACTCAACAGCAAGTAGTTGTGCCTTACGCGCAGACCACTCACCAGGGTCACCACCCCTAGAGCCAGCCTTAATCTTTCTAAATAAAGCAGCACGCATGCCAGGCTTGGTGTAGTTACCAGCAGCGTTTACTTTAGATTTTGCGGCTTTCTTGACTGGCATTTTACTTCCACTTAATTTTCTTTGGTTGATTCTTTATAGTTGGCTTTGTATATCCCATGCCAGGAATAATTACATCGTAATCTGGTGGAATAACATTCTTTTTTGGTGGAGTTGTAACTGTTATCTTCTTCTTTCGCGCGGCCATTATTTAGCACCAAACAATCCACGGCGTGCAGTCTTTTTCTTAGCAGCCTTCTTAGTTGTTTTCTTCTTTGCTGCTGCTTTAGCCATAGCCATACCCTTAGCGGTGTATGGATATTCTTTTCCGTTTACTACTGGCATTATATTACTCCCACTTCCTTGAGTGTTGCTACTGTCTTGTTTTGAATTATCTTGCTATCACCCATAGTGTTGGCATCAAATGCCTTCCCCATGACATCAGAGGCACGACGTGCTTCCTGAATCTTTTTCATACTTGTACCAGCAGGTTGAATACCATCAGCGCGTGCTGCGCGATAGGCTTCTAACTCACCGTCCCACTTTTTGTTACTTACCATCTTCTGAGATGATGCATCTCCTGGACTCATTTGAAGTCCAATAACCTTGCACCCAAAGCAACCTTCAACGTCCTCTGGATGGTCTAATCTGTGTCTCATACCGTCTCCACTGTATAACCTGCAGCCTCAAGGCTGGCTTTTTCTCCTTCGCTTACTTCGTAGGAATATCCTCCGATGTATGCTTCCTCGGCAGCCTCTACTTCTTCTGAGGATGGAAAACGTATCTCGTAGTATTCTCCATCTATCTTCAAGACTGTCACGCCTCTTACGAGTCTGTAACGGCCAAATAGACGGCCTTCACCTGCAGGGCCTTCGCTTATTGTAGGTGTTGTGAATCTGTATGCCATATAGCCTCCTAAGCCGTTTTATGGATAGAGCAGGAGTTACCCCCTGCCCCACCCATCTAAATACTTAGATTATGCGCGAACTGATGAAGCAGTCTCGATGCGGTATAGCGCCTCTTGACGGTAGATTGACCAGTTGATGATACCGTGCCAGCCGACTGGGCGGAAACGGTTCAACTTATCTACAACGTTACCAAACTCAATGCCTGGTTCCTTCCATACTGCTTCAGCAAGTGCTTGCTGTCCTAGTACGTAAGTGTTGTAAACACGTGCCTTTGGAGTAACTGTAAGTGTGTTTGTTCCAACAGTTCCTGAGTTAGCAACAGACACTGTAAGTGTTGTGTTTGTTGTACCAACTGAGATTGCTGTAATCAAAGCACCTGAACCTACGTTAGTTCCAGAGATAGCATCGCCAACCTCAGCGAGTCCACCGAATGCGCCGTTTGCAACGACGATTGTGAATGCACCTGATGCACCGCTTACTGCAGGAGCAGTAGCAAGTGCTGTTAGTGCCTTACCTGAAACTGTGTTTGTCATGCGTGGTGTCTCGATGAAACGGACACCTTCCCATGCGCCTAGTTCACCAGCAAGTAGTGGACCAGCGTTCTGGTACTCATGTGGTGTACGCCAGATGTTGTTACCTGTCTCTGTGCGTAGGTCGTGTGAAACCTCTGGGTGGATGTATGAAACATACATTCCGCCACGAGGTACAACGTTTGAAGCACGCAACTTTGTTACAGCGTAACGTACGTCGCGTCCCTTGAATGTGTCTGTTGTGTCAATTGTTGACTTAGCAGCAGTTGTTGAAAGTGCTCCACCAGATTCACGGATAACGTTTGTTCCTGCATCTAGGATAGCGGCAATACCGTTATCTAGTGTAGTTGCCATGTTGAACGCAACTGCGTTTGCAATCCATGGGTCAACGTCAGCAAGAGTCATAAGTGACAACTTGCGTGTTGGAAGTACTACGCGACCTAGTTCTGTCTGTGCGACATCTAGTGTTGTAGTTGCTGGTAGTGCTACTGCATCTGGGTCTACAGTCTCATCGAGTGTTGCACCTGCAATTGAGGTGTCAGCAATATCGTTGTGGAACTGGAAACGGATTGAAGAACCGTCGTGAGTTGGGTTTCCGACCTTCTTGTCCGCGATTGCGCGGAACTGTGGTGTTGAACGCAAGTTGAGTTCAATCAACTTGTCATACGCCATAGTTACAAGATTGGAACCTAACCCAGAGGTTGTAGTTGAAAAGACATCAGCCATTTGGCGATATCCCCTTTCTGGTTAGTGTGCGGTTTTTACTGACCGCTGAGAATGGATAGAATCTCTTCTTCTGTTGTTGCGTTAGCAAGACGATTTTGTAAATCGTTAGAAGAAGCAGGTGTCTCAGCATTAGTTAGCACAGAATCCATTCTCTGTATAGCAGCGATATCATTTTCGTTAACTGCTTGCTTAGGTGCTGGTGTGTATCCGAAGACATCACCATTTGCATCTAACCAAGCGTTGATAGCATCCTCAGATGCTTCGATATCATTTGGAATGAATTGTGCAATCTTATGATTGACACCCTTGGATGTAAGTACATCCTTTAGAATCCGCTCTTTTTGGGCTTTGGTGAGTTCACCATATGATGCCTCAAGTTCCTTAGTCTTGCGCTGTTCAGCCTTTAGTTGCTTACGTAGTCGCTTAACAAGGTCCGAATCTGATTCAAACACAGGTGTGGTTGTTTCTTCTTCGTCTTCGTCATCTGCCCAGTAGTTGTCGCGGTTTTCGCTCATAGCGAGTCTCCCTTTTAGTAGTTATCGCACACCTCAATTTCAGATGGGGTATCTGCATTGGCTTGTACTATCGGTCTAATACGCCCCCTGGGGCCGATGGGTCCAGGTGGGGATTCTTTATAGGATTCCTAGTACGTTTGCTTGACGTAGGGAACCTGTTGTGGTACCTGCTGAGCCTTGGAAGGCACGAACATTTTGCTCAGATAATCTCTTGCGACGCTCTGATGCCATACCCATAAACTCTTCTTGTAGAAGACTGCTCTGAATATTCTCTGTAAGTGCAGCGTTAGACTCAACAGTGCCACCAGCCTTCTCATAAATCTGAGCAAGTTGGGTTGTAGGCATTAGTGTTTCAGAAATATTTTCAAAGCCTTGACCAGCAAGTTGTGCAATCTGTGCTTCTGAATAACCCTTAGCAGAAAGAGTTGCTGTTAGTTGCTTAAATCCTGATAGTTGAGACGCTGATGTTGAGATACCAGACTTAGCACGACGAAGTGCTTCTGCTGTAAATACACCAGTCTGACGATTCAGTTCTAACTGCTCTTTACCAATTTTAGGGTCTAGATAGAAGTCTGCTAGGTCTGCTGCAGATGAAATGAAACCTTGCTTGATAAGAGCATTAACCTGGAATGGGTCTGCTTCGAGTGCTCGTAGTTGAGCAGTTCCAGCACGCTCTGCAAGGTCTGCAACTGTGACATCATTCTTAATGTATGCCTTAAGTGCATCCTGTGTAAGATACTTAGAACTCAACTTGTATTTCTCTGCTACACCCTTAAAACCTTCAACTGTGTTAAACAGTTCGTTGGCTGTCTTAGGCACAGTTAGTCCCTCGTTGAGGTAGCCATACTCTGTGTAGAATGGAGAGGTAATCTTTGAGCCATTCTTAAGTGTGTACTCTTTGCTATTCAAGAAAATTTCTGTGGCGTTATCGTAATCAAGACCATCTCTGATAAGTCCATTAAGGAATGATGTAGATGCTTCAACGATAGTTGATGAGAATCCCATGCCACGAAGTGCTGCCTTTAAGACATCAATGTTAGTTGTTGGTGCGCCAGTGGTATTTCCACCTGCTCCTCCAGTACCGCCAGCACCGCCGCCACCTGTACCACCACCACCAGTTCCGCCTCCGCCGCCTGTGCCGCCGCCTCCGCCAGTTCCACCACCACCTGTGCCAGAGCCTTTTACATCCCAACCAGTAATAGTACCGTCAGGACCGTAGATAGGATTAGGTTGATTCTTTAATGCATTTGCACCAACTGCTGTAGTTCCTGTTGCTTGAGTTGCTCCACCAATAGCACGAGAACCATATGCTACTTGATTCTCTTCTGTGTTAGGAGCACGGTAAAGTTTCCAAGAACCACTGTTTACTCCACCAATCCAAGAGTAGTAATAAATGTAATTACTATCTGCTGGAGGTGCATCAGGACGATTTGAAAAGTCTGTTGTAGGGTCGGCTGCTGCACGCGCTGTTGCATCCGCTGCCATAGAAGTAGTACGAGCAGCCTTAATATAATCTTTCTTTTCAGAACTGCTCATAGCAGCACGTTGTGCTGCAGTTAAATCTTCATATGCTGTTTTAGTTGGGTCTACCACTGGTGCTGGTGTTACAGGTGGAAGTCCTACAGATGAACGTGCACCAGCAGCCTTTGTTTGCTCATCTACAACTGGTGCTGGTGTTGCCGTTGCTGCTGAGTCATTCTTTAGACCTTGAAGAGGAGTTACTGGCTTAGGTGCAGGAGTTGTAGATGCCGCAGGTGTAGAAGTAGTTACAGAGATACCAAGTAATTTCTTTTCAGCATCTGTTAATGGCTGACCAGTTTGTAACTTTCGTAATGCTGATGATGCATCGGCCATTATCCGCGTCCTAACTTGCTTCTTAGATTCTGAGTTAAGTCAACAGCCTCGTTAACTGCCTTGGCTGTCTTGCCATAGTCAGGATGATTCATAATCATTTGATTAAGTTCAAGTGCGTTAGGCATACGATATACACCCTTATCATCTTTGAAGTTAAGTGCTTGGATTACGAATGGGTCATCCTGTGTAAAGTTCTTTTCAAGAGCGGTAGTGAATACCTCAAGGAGTGGCTTGACATATTTGTCAGCGTCTTCTCCAGCCTTAATCTCTTCTGAGAGGCTCATAAACTTATTAGCAGTTTGCTTACGAACTGTATTCTGATACTGAGTAATATACTCTGTAGCAACCTTTTCATCTGTACTAGAAAGCACATTGTTAATCAAAGTAGATAGGCTAGGAAGGTCTGGAACCTTGCTGTAGTTAGCCTTGTGGAATGATGCAATAGTGTCGTAAAGAGACTTGGCAGAACCACCTAGGTCGTCAACGCTCCACTCAGTGTTAGGGTTGTTAGCCACTAAGAAGTCAGCAAGAAATTGCTTCTGCTCTTCTGGTGTAAAGCCTTCTCCAGCAGATGTTGTGGTACCAGTAACTACGCTTGTATAACGCTTTTGACCTGACTGGTCTAGCGCAATCTTAGAGTAAACTAGATTGCCAAACTTATCAACCTTTTGCTTTTTAGTCTTAGGGTCAATAACCGCCTTGCTTTTCTTGTCGTAGACAGGAGCAAATTCTGTAGTTGTCTTAGTAGTTGTAGGCTTTTCCTGGTCTCTGACTTGCTTATTCCAAGCATCTTGAAACTTCTTATCTAGGTCAGCAGATGGGTTTTTACCAAATGCTGTAAAGTAAGCATCATTGTAATACTGACGAGCATCGCCAAGGTCCTTGAACTGCATAGCAGTTTGGATTTGCTTGGCATAGCGTGTAGTAGTATCTGGTTGCTTAACTTTTGTACCTGCGCCACCAAGACTCTTTTGATAGGTCTCAAGGAAAGTAAATGGGTCAGTGTTAGTACCGACAGAGGCAGTAACTACCTTATCCAAGGCACTAGCAAAGCCTAGTGAATTCTTAGTTAGTCCAGTCTTAACTAGCAAATCTGCAATGTAATCAAATTGATTCTTAAAGCCAGGCTTGTCAGATGCTGTTGCGTTTAGAGCACGGTTAAGATTCTGATAAGCCTGAGCCTTTGCTAAGGGTTCTGTTGCAAATGCAAACTTGTAAAATAGGTTCTCTGGGTCAGCCCAGATATTAGGAGCATTAAGATTACCAGTACCCTGAACGTTTGACATTTGAGCAAATGCAGTTGGCTTGCTTGTAAAACCTCCCTGAGATGGGGCAAACGGTACTCTAGTACCACTTGTTGGTTTGGCTGCAAAGCCGCCCTGTGACGGAGCATAAGGTACTCTAACATCAGCCATTACTTACTCTCCTTTAATATGCCAGCAAATACTCCGTAATACATACGGATAAAGTCAGGGTTTTCTGTCATTAATCTTTCTCCTAATGCAACAAGTTCATCGCGCATTAATGTTGGAAGCCCACCCTTAGATGAAAGTTCTGCATAGTTGCTAACCTTTATCTCATTAAGTGAATCTTTGAATTTCTTAAACAGTGGGTAGAACTCAGATATTTGCTTGTATACTGGTGATGACTGCATGATAGGGTCTTGCAAAGCCTTTTCAACAATTGCAATACGAGCATCTGAGATACCTGTAACAAGCGTATCTATTGGACGAGCACCACCAAATTGCTTGTCTAGCATAGCAATCTGTTCTACGTACCAATCACCTGTATAGAAGCCAGCAATCTGCTTTTCTGCAATCTGGCTCTTGAGCATTGCATAAACCATACCTTCTGATTCTTGCATAATCTCAGCAGTAGATAGTTTACGACGAGCACCGCTCTTAACCTGCCAGTTGTAGTACTTCTGTGAGTACTCTCCACCTGGGAAGAAGAAAGGAATTACATCCTCGTTAGGACGAGCATACTTTTGGTTAGCACCTGGATTATTGTTTAAGAATGTCCAAGCATCTTCCATACCTGATGAACCAGGTGTAGTTCCGCTTACTGCAACAAGAAGGTTACGTGCACCAAACTGTGAAGCAAACTCTGAGATTGCTCTTCCCTGGTCTCCAGGGTATCTATCTCTTAAAGTCTTTAGTTGGTTGTAAAGCATAGTCATTGTCATGAAGTTCTGCTTGTTTTCAGGGTTCTTGATACTTACTAGAATTTCCTGAATAGGAACTGATGGGCTAATAGACTGTAGCAAACCACCAAAGATTCCATTCCAACGTGAGATGCGAGTTGCATCATTAAATAATCTGATTCGTTCTTGGTCACTAGCAAGAGGGTTATCTCCATACTCACCAGTTGACGCTAAGTAGGATGCCCAGTCTTTAACTCCACGTAGTGTGGTTGCATCGCTTCCCATAGTAGCATTAGTTGTTTTCTTGAACCATGCTGGGAATATGATTTCACCAAAGTTATTAGGCTGACCAAACGGAGTTAGGATATCTCTAACAATGTCATCTACTGGACCAAAAGCACTTGCTCTTCCACTAAGTTGGTATCCTGCTACCAATGCAGGTCCAATACCAGGGATAACTGGGTTAACAGAACCAAATGCAAGGTTAAGTGATTCTACAGGTGTTGTAATCTGTAGTGCATCTTTTGCATTAATATTCCGTGCAACCAAAGCACCTAGCACGCTACCAACAAGTGGCATCTTAAAGCGTAGTTGTTGAGTCTGCTCATCCTTGTAAAGGAAACCCTGGTTATCGTCATATGTCATTCCTGACACATCATAGATAACGTTTGAACCTTCTTTAGTAGCAGCGTCAAACGCTTTAGCAAACTTGTAGATAGGTACTGGGTTAGAAACAGTTAGTTGGCTCCACTTGCCAAGCGTGTTATAGTGTGCTTGAGCAAACGGTGCTACAATACGATAAGCATTAGCCCATTGCTTCTGCTTTGCAGCATCATAGAACAAGTTCTTAACATAGTTAGAAGCCTGGTCTGCAGCAATACCATCAAGTGTCTTAAGTGTTGTACCACCAACATGCACATAGTCTGTCTGCTTTAGACGGTCTTTAAGAGTCTTGTTAATAACACGGAGTCCAGGTGGAACACGACCAATAATCTTTTTTCCACCACGAGGAGCAAATACTTTATTCGCAGTATTACGCAACTGAATTAATTCTTTTGTATCCAAGAAGTCTGCATAGCCAGCAATGTAATCCCAGTACGCAGCATCAAACTCTGGACCAAAGTTCATCTTGCTTTCACCACGTGCTGCTAGGTTAAAGAACCAGTCTACAAACTTTTGACCTTGCTTTGTTGCACCTGTGACAGTTGTCTTTTCAATCATGTTGGTTGCAACAGAACCAGTTAGTTGTTCACGCTTAAATAGGCTTTCAACACGTGTAAGGTATTCTTTTTCAGCAGCAAGAACCTGTTCTGTCGTTAGTCCTTCTTGGCGATAAGGTGTCTGAAGTTTAACAACCTTGCCACCTTCTGTAGTGATTAATGCTTCACCATCACGGATAAGACTTAATACTGTGTTTCGCTGAGCACCTTGACCAGCAAGAAGATTGACCTGACCTGCATAACTGCTAGGCTGTCCTTCATCGAATAGCCAAATGAGGATGTTCTCTTTATTGAGGTTATCTTTTACAAGACCAGGACCAGTTTCTAGGCCGGGATTTCTAAGAAGAATCTCGCGCATACCTTCGTTGTTATCGTAGATTGCTGATGCAAACTCTCTTAACTTGTTTCCTGGCTCGTCAAATGTAGCAATAAGATTATCTACATAGTCAATCTGCGATTGAGGGTTTCCTGTTTCAAGAATTCTGATTACATCAGGCATGAACTTATCTGATGAGAAGTTGTTCATAGTCCAACCAAGTGCTTTAAGGAAATCAGGATGGTCTACTGAGACAGTTTGATATGCCTTAAAGATGCTAGCCTGACGTCCAGGCGCACCGTAGTCACCAACAGATGTACCACGCATTAGTCCACGACGAGCAATAATTGATTTCGATAATTCAACTTCTGCATCTGTAGTCTTAAAGTAATCATCAAGTGCATTAACGTTGTACTTAGAACCCTTTGCAAGCATTTGACGGAACTTGTTTCCCTCTGCATCTGACATTACCATTGCAATAAATCCAAGAGGATTATTAAATAGACTGTTATGACCAGAGAAGAACTGACGCATTTGCATTTCTGCAATGTTACGGAAAATGTAAGATGCACGACCAACTAACTGCGCTGTACGCCATAAGTCGTTTGCTTCTTCTAATAGAATTCTACCAGACTTTGCTTTGCCATACAAAGGAACATTAGTCTTGTACTTAATTACTGATTCATTAATCATACGGCTATCTGGAAGGTTAATAACATCGTGTACCAACTGACCTTCAAGGATTCCACCAGGCAGTCTAATATCACCATTAGGTGTATGGATGACTGCGCCACCGTTATTGTTAATAGCGTTTTCTAGGGAGTAAGACTTGATAAATGCTTCTTCGTTTCCAGCAATTCTAGTAACTTCTTTAAGTTCTTTGATTTCAGTATCTGTAAGTTTTAGGCTAGTGCCTACTTCGTCCATCAATCTACCGATACCACTAGCAACTGCCTTAGCACGTTCTGCGTTTGTGGTAGCCTTAAATATTGCTAACTGTGTCTTTTCAACAATCTCTTCTTGTGCCTTTTTGCCCACAATACGCTTGATGCCTAGAGATGTCATCCAGTCCTCAACACCATTGTTAAGTGCTGTTAGGTCATTAAGATTAAGTGCTGTAGAACGAATGTAGAATCGTCCAAATGCTCTGTTAATGTTCTCTGCATAGCGGATAGCATCAAGATTGACACCAGGAACCATACGAGCCACAGGGTTAGTAGCAATCTTTACGCCAGCAGTTAGTGCCTGCTTGATTGCTATAGGGTCTCCACCAGGTACAAATTGGTTTAGGAATACCTTAAAGACTTCATCAGAGTTAGTTGCAGCAGCAAGTTCTGTAACCATGTTGTCATCTAACTTGCGACCAAACAAGCGACGAAGGCGTACAGGATTAGTTTCCTTTGCAATCAAATCAGCAATAGGCTGGAATTGACGTCCAAGGATAAACTTAAGTGCCTTCTCAGCGTTAGGGGTATCTAGAACCTCACCCATAAAGTTATCTGTTACACCAATTTGAGCAAGGATTGACTCTCTAAATACATTGTTCTCTGTAATCTCAAGTTCAAGTTTAAGAAGGTCTTTGATACCTGCGTTTGATGGGTCTTGGATAAGTTCCTTGAGCATCTCTGGGTCATTATCCGCTTGCATACGCAGTGCGTTAAACCAGTCTTCTTTATCCTTTAAGTCTAATGTCTTGTTAGATAGAGTATTGATTTCGTTTTCTAAACGAGCAATCTCGTCCTTTGAATTCTTAACTGAATCAAGAAGTTTAAGAATGTTAGGACCAAGGTTAGTTGGGTCTAGAATTTCTGCAGCAGCATTACCAAACTCTGCTTGCTTAGCAGCAAGACGCTTTGTATTAGTTACTACAACTCCACCAGTCTCGCCATAGATAGAGCGAATGTTTGTAAAGCCGTCTACTTTCCAAATTTGTCGTATTAAACTAGAAATTTGGTCCATAACTTTAGGATTTTTATACTCAATAACATCTGCAATAAGTTTGCCCATAGGTGTTGCTGCTACTAATTCATCACCCATTGAAAACAATGAACCAACAAAACCATCAAGGTTAGAAGCATCTTCACGTATTCTAGAAGATAAATCTGTAAGAATGCGAAATTCAGCCTCATCTTTTTTACTTTTTGCAATTTTATCTAAGTCGTCTGCAAACTTAGAACGGCGCAGATTCTCTGCTATGCGTATTTCCTCGCTAGCATTGACAAATGTATCTGCCATGTCAAGGAGATTAAGTTCCTTATCACCTTTTAGTGTTACAGCAAACTCATCTGCGTTGTGAACACCAATTGAAATTGCGTTTGCACGTGGAACTTCGTCCATTATGAGGTAGCCATCAAAAAATCCAGCAGTGTTTTTCATGTCAGCGCTGAGAAGTCCAATAGCCTTGGTCAATTCACCAGTCTGTACTGTAGGATTTTCTACAATAAACTTAGCAAGAGCAGCAGGAGACAGTACAGCATCGGCTGCTGCGTCTACACCTTCCCAAGCATAGATATCTTTAGATGTATTGAGAAGTTTCTTAAATGTACCAATTTGCATATTGGTAATTTCTGTTTCTCTTGCAATAATTTCTTGTTCTGCTTTTTTGTATTTAGAAGCAAAACGCTTGTAAGGACTTGAAATCTTTTTTGATTGCTTGTCTCTTAGAATCTGACCAGTTTTTTCTAGTTCATCAATGGCTTCTTTAGCCATGTTATCAAAGCCAGCCTTGTTGACTTGTGATAATTCTTTAGAAAGCGTAGTTACTGTTTTGCCTTGGCTTAGAATCTTGCCTACAGCACCAGGTCCAAACCAGATTGATGGGTCTAATGAAACGTTAAGAACCGCATCTACAATACCAGATGATACGCGATAGGCGTTACTGTTTGGATTCATACCTACGCCATTAAAAATACCGCGACCAATAGTAAATGACTTACCATTAATTCTTCCGTACTTACCCATAGCGGCAGCCTGTGCTTTGCCAACTTCGCTTTCAGGTGTGATAAAGAAACCTTCACCCTGTCCAGCAAGTCCACCTGTAAGAGAAACTCCACCTTTGGCTGCTCGTTGAACTATTTGTCCTAGTTGTGTGCTTTCGCCAAGGAAGTTACCAGCAACATCTTTTAATAATTGTCCCGCAGCACCCTCTTCTCCACGAAATAATGCAGTCGTGCTACGTGCAATAGCCGTAGTCGCATCATAAGGAGAACGAAGTGCAGCAAAAAGTAAACGTGTAGTGCCCTTGAATGGGTCGTAGATTACATTATCAAAAGCATTCTGCACTGCACCTAGGATTCCACGGTCAGGAGTAACTTTCTTTTTTAATTTATCTACATTAAAAGCATCTGCTTTGAGCGCAGCGATTCCGTCTATTGTTGTAATTTTATCTAGCCCAGGAGTATTTGCATCTAATCCTTGGCGTACCATAGACATAACAAGGTCCTTGCTCATACCAGGATACTTGTTAGTAATGGAGTTAAAATTTGCATAGGTCTGAGGAGTCAATGACCCCATCTGAACCTGCATTAAACGTTGCGCTGGAGTTAAAGCCATTAAATGGCTTCCATCTCGTTGTACGCCTCAACCATCATCATAAGTTGACGTGACTCTGGGTTTGCTGCAGCCATAGCGCGAACGAAGATAGAATCAGGATTTGGTGCGTTTACAGGAAATGGTTGTGCTTCTGTACCACGACCAGGACCAAATTCTGCGCCATCTGAAAGAGGAATACCTTGACGACCTGAGCCTGGTTCAAATGCATTGACTGTAGGAATCTGAGATACAGGTGATGGTTCTGGCATACTTGGTGTAGGTACATTAGTAGGTGCGCCACCAGCAATTGATTCTAACTCAGCACGCTGACCATAGCCACCGCCAGATGCATTTTGCATCTTTGCTTCGCGCTGTACGCGTGCTACGCGCTCAGAGAGGTTTTTATCGGTACGAGAAGCATTTGCTCCCACACCTGAGACTTTTTCATTAATAGCCATTAGTCTTCGTCCTCTTCTAAGTGTTTTCTTACTTCATCTAAAGTTGGTGCTGTTACCATCCATTCAGGATGGATTTCTTTCATTCCCAAAACCCCTAATGAGATTTCAACTGAAAATCCTGCTTTACGCAATGACTTATAAAATTCATGTAACTCAATAGCGTACTGGTCTAGTTTCGAGTAGTTATCGTCAACTACTTTCTTCTTTCTTGTAGCCATTTGAGTTCCTTATCCTAGTCCTGCTAACATTGTTGCTAAATCTGCTGGTGCTCCCTGTT